CCACCAAAGGTCACTTTGGATTGCCTATCAATATTGATTGGCATATCCGGATGTTGTTCCTTCATTAAGTCACTATCCACAGACTGCATCCTATCTTGTGTAATTTTATCAAAATAGGCTTGTCTTGCTTCTAGTATCTCAATTGGAATTCTAGCCAACACCAGCCCTCCAATTCCGATTAACCCCTGATGTTTACCTTCAGATATAGTTGGATAATCATTTTTGCCTAACTCACTTACGATCGTATCAGCTCTAACAAATTCCCAACCCTCTCTGAGTTTACGAGACACGTTAGACGTATCATCGAAACCTTGCACTGTTGTTCTTATCCAACGATGTGCAAAACCTTTCGGTGCAGGTGGCGCATCCAAACTGGATGATGGAGCCCAATCAACTTTTCTAACTTCCTTAGCTCTAGTTGATGACTCGCGTGAAGTTCTTATCTTTTCCATTAGTTTCCTCCCTTCACGAATTTTGCGTATTCCTCTAGTGGCACCCCTAATTTCTTAGCGATAACTACCTGTGATTTGGTGAGTTTCACAGACTTGCGTCCTCCTTGTCTACGACTTACCGAGGCTACATTTTGGACGGGTTGCTTTGTAACTTCAGGCTCTTTTTCAGTCGTATCCTGGGCAAACTTTTGAGGGAAATACTCTCTCATTCGTTTGTTAACGTTATTATAATACTCATCACTGTCCGATTCAATCCCTTGAGCTCTAAGTTGTGAATCTATCGCCATGGCAGCACTTGTCATTATTTCATCAGTGCCAAACCACTTATTTTCACTAGCCCAATCCTGTGCTCTTTTTGAGATATTTACAGGTTTTTCACCTGGAATTGGATCTTCTTGTGATGGTTTTTCTGTATTTTTTTTCTGAGCCTCTTTCTCTTCTAACATGATTTTAGCTTTTTCGTTTTGAACAGCTAATTGTGTTAGTTGAGTATTAATCTCAGCTACCTTTTCAGAATCTTGCGCGTCAAGTGCTTCTTTAAGATTTTGTTTTAATTTATCTTGTTCAGAAGTAACTCTAGCTTGAACTTCTTTAAGGTAGTTGTCATCAGTTTTGTTTAACTTCTCTTCAACTTCCTGATTTCTTTTTTTTAGTCCTTTTGCATAATTAAGTGCAGCTTTTTCTCTTCTTTCTGCCTCTTTAGCCTGAAAGACTAATTCATTAATCCTTTTTTGATAATTTGATTGTTTATCTTTCAAATTAGCAGGTTTAGGATCAGCTTCTTTTTTTTCTTTCTCCTCAACATTAACTTCAGTTTTTGGTTCCTCCTTTTTTTCTTCAGGTTCGACCTCTTCTTTAGTTTCTTGTATTGGATTTGTATAACCTAAATCAACATCCTCTTTTTTTGAAAATGCTTCATCTGGCTCTACCGGTTTATCAACATTGATGATTTCCTCATTAACACCATCAGTGTCTAGCTCAACTTCTTGTTGAGGTTTATTTTCTTCTGCCATTTTACCCTCCTAGTAATGGTGCAAAATATCAGCAGGATTAGATATGGTAGCGATGATTTCATCATCGTTTAAGATCCGCACCTCTCCCCCGTCTATTTTGAATCGAGAGCCTGCGTATCTTCCGAAGATAACCCAATCTTTTTCGTTACACCATTTGCCTAAAGGGAATTTTTCTTTGTCTCTATAACAAAGATTCCCCTGTTTAAGCACAAGGCCAACGACAGTTGTGAGTTGAATAGTTTCTTGAGTTTGCTCGCTTAAATACAAACCACCTTTGGTTTTTTTAGGGCCAGCATACGGTAGAATTAACATTCTATATCCTGTAGGCGTAGGTAGTCTATCTAAAAGAGATTTATCAATTGCTTTTTCGTCTAAGACTTTTGAGACTTCAGCTTCATCTTTGTAAGCTTTCTCAATGCTCTCAGTCCTTTTCGGCTTACCCGTGGACTCTGTCATTTTATTGCTCCTGTTTTTTTAACAAGTCTATTATGTCTTGTTGCAAGTCATCTAGTGACTTGATTTGTCCTCTAATATAGTAAAGGTCATTGATATTGTCAACATCACGCACTAAAGTTTGTGTTAATCTTTCTTTACGTCTATGAATTAATTTTTTTATTACATCATTAGAAGCTGTATCAATTGCCATCTTTTTTCTCCAAGCATACTTTGTTATCACCACTATCAAACAATTTAAAACCGAAGTATGTTAAACACTCATCAATAAGCTGCATTTTATAATATCTCCAATCATCAAAAATAATTCTAGTGTGTGGCGCTGCTCTATTTGCAAACCAAATAGCCTCAGTCATTACAGCCTTTGTTGTATGAGGACCATCTAAACAAACAAAAGAAAATTTCATATTGTTATATTTTTCAGAATTCATAAATTCAGTATCTGTGAGATTTGCAAAATGATATTTGCCTCCATCAATATAAGGCTTGAAATCTATTAACATTTGATCTCTCATTGTATCAGGATAAGTTGGTGATTTTCCGGGTGGGTAACCTTTCCATTTAAGTTCTTCATCATTATCAAAGTGCTTATAGTTAATATCACCATAGGGATCAACACCTATATGTAAATAATTGTTTTTAACTTGGTCCATGATTACTAAAGAACCACCACCCTCACGAACTCCTATCTCACAGGAATAATATCCATCACAGTCGAAATCTGCTGACCATTTTTTTAAAAGTTTGTAATCAGCACCATCTCCACGAATCATATTTATTTTTTGCCGTTACGAAAGATCTGTGTACCCTTTATTCCAAAAATACTCGCAACAACCAAAATCCACAAGTTTGTGAACCATGATGGGAGCGACTGGAAATGGTCAAAGAAAATTTTAACCTTATCCATAGCAGATGGATCATCAGATATCACCGCCCAAGCAAGCACAGCTATCGGAGCGCTTAATATAAGCAAAACGAATTCGTCTTTCCAATCCGATTGCCTAGCTTCAAGAAGCTTACCTTGGTAAGCCTCTTCTCCTCGAGCCTGTCGCTCCGCATGTAGTAATTGTGCTTCTGACATTGCCATTTTTGCTTTTTGTCTATTCGCGTAAATTTTAGATCCAGCTTGTACTGCAACTTTAATCGCGCTTAACCACATTTTTTAATACTCCATTTAGTTTTCTATATTTTTCTCTTGCATTAGCATCGTCACAATATCGTTTCAACACCTCATCAATTTTTTCTTTTCTTCTACCACTCAGATAATTATATATTTTAAAGAAAATAGCAACAGCTGCTTTACCCCTTGCCTTCCATCTCCAGGATTGTTTGTGATGTTCCACTCTTTTTTTCATTGAAATTACTGTTCCACTAGAAAAAAAACTATGTAATTTTCTAATTACGTCTTCGTCTGTCATCTCTACACCGATGCAGGGTATTCTGTAATCACTATTTGGTTTCGAGGCTTTTTCATAGCTAATCCAGCCCTCTCCGTCAATAATTCCAGCAAAATAGGCTTCTTGATTATCTTGTTGTAATTCTTTTCTTTGTGGAAACTTTAATACCTTGTGGGTTTGGGCCTCTTTTAGGTGGTGGTCCAAATCTTTTTCCACCACTAAGCCCTTTTCTTTTTTCTCGATTTTTTTTCGACACCTTTTATTGTCCCTTTGTTTTTTGAAGCATAAAAAACAGTCTCACCTTTTTTAGGTCCGTATTGTTTTTTCATGGATTTCATTATTTCTTTTCCTTTTTTATTAAGTGGCACTTATTTTCTCCTTTGTATATCTAATTTTTGTTCAGCAATGTCTAAACGCTTATCAGATTGCTCATTTTGTTGTCTTAATCTATCATAATCAAAACCTAAATTATTTTGTTGCCTGAAATTCTCTCCTTCTTGTCTTTCTCTAGCTTCATTTGCCTTTCTTTGTAAATCCATAGCTCTTAAATCTATTTCTTGTTGTTTAATTCTGACTAATGGGTCTTGTTTATTCATGTTTGCCTGCATTTCACCCATTACAAGATTTGAAGTGATCTCTGCTGCTGCAGTAGCTACTGCATTATCAAATCTAATTTTGAATTCTTGAGGATTTTCTCTCTGTAAAATCATTAAAGCTGTATCTTGCATCATTTGTTCCTTAACTTCTTGTTGAGCTTTGAAAGAAATGTGGTCTGAAATGTGTGATTGTAACAAAGCATAAACTTGTGGATTGATTTGAACCATTCTTGATTCCATAAATGCTGAATGTGCCGCGATATGCGCGTCATGATCTTGAAACTCAAAGGCAGTAAGTAGTTGCATTTGTAAAGCTCTAGCATTTTCTTTTGCAGGGTCCATTGGTTCGGGTTGTCTTTTTGGCGGTTTGAGTAAAGTATCTATTTGTTTTGTTCCAAGAGCCTCGTAAACTCTTCTGTACGCTTCATAAATATCGTGTAAAGCAGGATTGGACTGTGCTATTTGTAATTGAGTTTGTGCTAGAGTCACTCTTTGAGCCATAGACATGATATTTGGATCTGCCACTGGTAAAATATCAACTTTAGGATCAAAATCTATAGATTTAATTAATCTTGGACCACCAAAAACATCGTAAGGATATTCAGGTGGTAGGTATTCAGAGCAAATTCTTGCTAATATTTTAAATTCCATACGCATTGCGTAGTAACAACGCTTATGAACACCACTCATCACTCTAGAACCTCGTTCTAATAAAGCGATAGTTGTGCCCACAGCCCTGTTTTGCGTGTCATTGCCAACTGCTGTATCGGTAATAGCGGCAAATTTTTGACCCGCTTGCACTACAAAACCAAGTAAATTGAACAAAGTTGTACTTGGTTCAGAGAAAGGTAAGTTAAAAAATTGATCTCGTATGTTTCCACCTGGCGCATCAACGTCTCTAAACTCTCCAGGTTGAATAGGTTGGTCATCATCTCGTACTCTTATACCTCTAGACTTAAAACCTGCAGGTAAATTTTTTAATGTGCCTGCATCAATCAATTGTCTTAGAGCTACTGTAGCTGCTCTTGATAGTCCACCGATTGTATGTATTAATCCAAAACCATAGAAACCTAATCCTGGTAAAAATTTGTAATGTACAAAATACTCTATCCTAGTGTAGTTAGGATCATCGACTCTATAGTTCCTATAAATTGATAAAACCTCTCCCGAACTTTCATCTATAGTAACTATGTAAGGAATTTTTATTGCTTTCTTTGTTCTGTTATCAAAATTTTCATAGTCATCTAAGTTTAGTTCTACATGCATCTCTAAAACTGTATGAATGTAATCTGTAAAACCAGGTTTAATTCCATCAAGTTCATCTATTTTTTGTTCAAGACCACTTTGTTCTGTGTTTGGTTTAGGTAATTCTATATCTCTGTAAAAACCTGCAGCCATTTTTTTATTCATTTCATTTTCGCTCATCTTGATTACATGAGTTATTCTCCCAGCATCTTTTAAATCTGAAGCATAATATGGAACCACTAAATCCTCAGCGGGAACAAATTTAGAAACAGGTCTTTGTAAAAAACCGTCAA